CTGTCCAGCTCGCGCCGGACGTCCGCGAGTTGCTTTCCGACCTGGACGTCTTCGCGCGTCTCCATAAAGTCCAGGACAAGGACTCGAAGCGCCTGGTCGCATTCGATCCGCTTCCAATGCAAAGGAAGATATTCGACGCCGTCGCGGCTGGTTCAAACCGAATCCTTATCGTCAAGGCTCGACAGGTCGCAGCGACAACCGGCGCGAAAATGGCGCTTCACTGGCTTGCGTACACAACTCCTAATGCTGCAATGCACGCGATTGTATCGATGAGAGAGGACAGCGCGACGGCGCTCCTGGACGACTCGCGCCGCTGGTTGCGAGACCCTCCGGAGCTACTCCAGCGACCGCTCCGGACACAAGCGCGGACGCGCATCGTATACGACGACACCGGCGCGAGCCTCCAGGCGTTCACCTCCAGGTCGCAGACTGGACTCCGCAGCTTTCAACCGGCGGCTGTCCTGGTCTCAGAAGCGGCATACGCTCCGGACCTCGCGGAGACCATCGCACAGGCGGACGCCGCAGTCGGAGAAGGTCTTCTAATCGTGGAATCTACCGCCGCGAACCCGGCGGATCACTTCGCGCGCTTGGTTGCAGGCGCTCCGGAGAACGGTTGGACGCTCCTGTCGATGTATTGGCATGAACATCCAGCGTATTCAGTCGAGCCGGAGCTGGTTCCGGAGGACTTTCTGGAGACCCTCTCCGAAGCGGAGAAGCAAGAGCGCGAGCGGTACGACCTGACACCGGGGCAACTGTTTTGGAGGCGACGAACAGCCGGACGCCTCGCGTCTTCCTCGAAGTTCCGGCGCGAATATCCTGGATGCTTGGATGATTGCTTCCTTGACCGCGAAGGCGGATACTTCGAAGAATCCCTCCTCGCGGACATTCATGTCGTTGAACATGCGCTCCATGGAGGCGAAGTCGGTCGCGAGCTCGAAGCGCCTCACAGATCGGACCGGTATGTAATGGGCGTCGACGTCGGAGGAGGCGTCGGAGGAGACTATTCGACGCTGTGTGTCGTCTCCGTCTCTACTCGACAGCCGGTCTATGTCGAGCGGTCTAATACGAAGTCTCCGTCCGCCTGGTCACATCGCGTCGTCCAGGTCGCGAGCAGATACAATCAGGCGTTAGTCCTCGCAGAGTCGAACAACCATGGACACGCGCTCCTACTTGAGCTGAACACATGCGGTTATCGTCAACAGTGGAGGAATCCGAAGGGTAAACCCTGGACGACGACCCTCCAGTCCAAGCTCGAAGCCTTCGACACGCTTCGCGAGGCGCTGTCCATCATCCGAATCCTTGACCGCGTAACCTGGATGGAGCTCCGGTCCTTGACCATTCCAGCCGGTAAGATTGCACCGGAAGCGCCTCGAGGCGCTCATGATGACTGCGCAATCGCGATAGCTCTCGCCTATCGTTGCCTCCGCGATATCCCTTCGTCCTGGAGGACTACAGCGTTACAATCTGGACGAACCAGAATAGACGATCTGATATCGAGCGCGCGCGCGCGTCGTATACGGTCTTCAACCCTTCCCTTTTAAGGTCTTACGATGCTAACTCCGGAACAGGTCGCAGACTTCTATACGACCCACCGCGTTTACTGGGAGGGTAAGCGCGACCAGCTTCGCGAGCTCCGCCGCTTGTATATGACTCGATTTTGGGAACCGGAATCCTACCCAGCAATGGACGGGATTCTCCGGACGGAGGTTCCGAAGGCTTACGCGGTCGTAGAATCCTATCTCGGAAGCCTTTACTCGAAGAATCCGTCCGTATTCGTCCAGGAAGACGTTCGCGGTCGAGGGAATCCGGAAGTCGCGGAGGCGACAGCGAACCAGTATCTTCTCTCCGTCCGGACACAGATCGAGGACGCGACGCGCCTCGCGCTTATCTACCCTTGCGCGTTCTTAAAGCTCGCTCCGGTCGAGTCGGTCGACCCTTTGAAGCGCGTGTCATGCTCCGCGCTTCCTCCATGGGAGGTCTTGGTCGACGCGACCGCCGGAAGTTGGGACCAACAGCGATACGTTGGTCATGCTTATTTGATGCCAATGGAGGAAGCCTCCGTCCGCTACTCGAAGCCGCTCGAGCGGTTCCGCTCGCGCCGGTATAGCAAGTGGATCGAAGACGCGACGGTCGGAGGTAAGCCGACCGCGCTTGGACTCTCAGATCCGAACGTCGCGCCGGACTTCGAGCAATGGATTCAAGTCGTAGAAGTTTACGACCTGGTCTCGGATAAACTCTTGGTTTGGTCGGAGGACTTCGAGGAAGGACAGGAGTTTCTGTTTGAAGGAGTGACTGTCCAGGTCGGAGCCTTGACAGACGAAGCAGGGTCCGACAGCGAAGCACCGGACGCGGAGCTGGTCCACGAAACGACCGGCATTCCGTATAAGTCCGCGAGCGGTCGTCCGGTTGTTCCGATCATGCCGATCTATTTTAGTCGCGACCCCGATACGCCGCTTCGAGGGTATTCGCTCCTGTCGCGGAGCCTCGACCAGTTCCGCGAACTAAATGTGATGCGGACTTATCAGGCTCAAGGCGTTCGCCGTATGGCTCGACAGTGGATGGTCCGAAGCGGCTTCCTCTCCGAAGACGGTGCTGCGAAGATTGCGCAAGGTCTGGACGGAGAGTTTATCGAGGTCGACCTTCCGCCTGGAACGCCGATCGAGGGGAATATAATGCCTGTTCCACAAGCGCCGATTCCCGCGGACATTTCGCTTTATGCCGCAACAGTCGAGTCTGATATCAACGCCGCTGGACTCCTCGCTCCGTTCACCAGAGGCGAGGTTACCCGCTCGACAGCGACGGAACAGCAGCTATTAGCGGCGTATACCTCCTCCGAAATCGGTCGAATGGCGCGGACACGCGATGGAATGATCCAGAGTATCGCGAGGACATACAACATAATGCTGTCGGTCGTCCTCGGAGACGAAGCGGAGGCGCTGTCGCTTCCGAATCCAGTCGGTCCGACGATTCTTAGCGCGGACGACTTGACAGGCGACTTTACCTATTGGGCTGTAGACGCTGGAACGACTCCGATGTCCGAGCTTGCGAAACAGAACAGCCTCGAGCGCCTCGCGCCTCTCCTGGTTCAGCTCGGTACGCCTCCGACGGAAGTTCTCGCGGAGATTGTCCGCGCCTATCAGCTTCCAGAGTCGTTCCTGGTCTCCGCAGCTCCGGAGCCTGTCGCGCCGGTTGCAGACGAACCGATTCCCTTTCCTACAGAGGACACACCCAATGCCGGTTAACTACGAATCCCCTTCCGACATGCCTAAAGAGCTCCGCGAGCTCGCGGACCGTCAAGACGAAATGATCGGAGAGGAGGTCTCCGACCTTATTCCGCCTCCAGACAGTCCCTACAACGTCAAGAGCCTAAACCAGCTCGCGACGGCCGTCGAAGCTGTCGCTCGAGTAATGGGAATCCAGGTCGTAGCGGAGGAGTATAACGAGCCACAGGCGCGCCTCGACAGCGACCTGTCTCGATTCCTTATGATGATTGCGACCGCTGCGGAGGACTATGGACAGCCGCTTCCGGTGTCTCTCGAGGAGATTCGCGGAGACAATGAGCTGACAGCAATCGCCGCGCATCTTCTCCGACTCTCAAAGGACGGAGGCTTCGAGGAGTTTTTGGACCAGCCGATCGCGGAAGTCGACCTCGAGGTTCGCGCATCTCCGGAAGGGCTGGAAGTCGAGGAGGAGGAGACCTTCGACTTCGCTTCGAGAATGGGTCGCTAAAATGGGATTCCAGAGCCTTCGCGCTCGTCTTCTTCAGGTTTTCGGCTTCAACAAACCAAAGACCGTCATTCCGAAGACGCGAGGACAGGCATACTATCGAAGCTATGAAGGAGGCGCGGAGTCCAACCTGGTCGACGCGATCGACAGACGACAGCCGGTGTCGTTCTTCTATGTCGACAAGTGGCAACCAGTAGGCACTCCAGGCGCGCGAGGTCTCAGAGTCGGTAATCCTCACGCGATCTGGATTGGTAAGAACGGCAGTAAATATCTTCATCTTTACGTCGACCCACAAAGCGCGACCGCGACCGGGAATCTTCCCGGCTGGAGAACCTTTCTAATCTCCAGAATCAAAGAAGTCTCCGTCCTAGAACTTGGAACGCGCCTATTCGGTCGTCCTGTCGAGTTCGTCCAAGGACCAGGATTCCGCGCGAGTTGGTATTCAAAGAACGGACGACCGGTAAAAATCATCATCTAATACAGAGGAGGGATTCTGAAATGAACACCCCGAATCATCAATCCGTCGCGGAAACAGTCCTCGCGGAAGTCCAGACAATCCAAGAAACAACCGCAGCGCCGGAGCTCGCAGAAGCGGACCAGGCGCAAGCCGCAGCGCCGGAGGAAGCCGGAGACGCTGTCGAGCTGGTCGAAGCAACACCGGACGCGGAGCCGGTCTCGGAGCGCCTGTCATGGGACGATGCCGTCCGTCGCGTTCCTCCAGATATTGCGCGACTTATGCGCGAAATGCGCAAGGACTACACACAGAAGACACAACAGGTCGCAGAACAGCGACGCGACTTCCTCCGCGAGCGCGAGGCGCTTCTAAAAGGCAAGGAAGCACTAACAGACCGCGCGGAAGTTCCAGAGTACGACCCATTTAACGAGGAATCGATAACCGCTCGCATTGAAACGGAGGTTAATCGCCGTCTTCGCGAAGTCCTTGAGCCAATGGAGGCGGAATACCAGACCATGCAAGCGGAGGAGAACTACCAGCGTTTCCTCTCCGAACATTCCGACTTCAAAACAGACACCGCGCTCCGGTCGGAAGTCCAGCATCTTCTCGAAGGGAATAGCGGTCTCGACCTGGAGACGGCCTACTATGCAGCGAAGGGTAAACAGGCTCGACTCGAAGCGAAAAAGGAGCGCGAGGAAGCCTCCGCGACCAGGCGCGCAAGGAAGCAGGCCGCGACAATCGGAACCGGAGCTCCGCGGAAAGGCGGACGAGTTGCCAAACCGAAGGCCGGAGACCTCCGGAAGATGAGCGCCGCGGACATTCTCGCAATTGCTCAACAGATGCACCGCAACTAGTTATCAATAGACTTGTTCACAGGGTCGCGGTATATCTGAAGTGTACAGGCTACCTCCTATGGAGCGCCTGGTCTTTATAGAGACTCTCCGGAGCACCTCGACCCCGAACGTAAAACCTTCTGATAAGAGGCGCTCTAATGGCTCCACAGTCTGTAATCTCGACCACGCTCCAGCTCTTGCGGGATAAGCTGGTCGATAACTCCTTCCTGTCTCATCCCCTGTTCCGCGCCATTGAAGGCGCTGGAAACCTGATCAAGGTCTCCGGCGGTCTTCGAGTCGAACAGCCGGTGATCTTCGGTGAACATTCCTCGATTACCCAGCTTTCAAGCGGCTTCGAGCCGGTCTCCATGGCCGTTACTGATCCGTTCCAGTCTGCGAAGTTCGAGTTTTGTAACTTTACACAGCCGATCGTCCTTAACGCCGTTGAAAAGGCAGCTAACAAGGGCGACTTGGCGGTTGTGAACATTCTCGAAAGCAAAATGCGAAACGTCATGCTCGGACTGAAGAAGGAAGTCTCGAAGCAGGTCATTCGCGGTAACTCCTCCGTCCTGACGTCCTTTCAGACTCTTAACGGAATGACCGTCGCGAGCTCGACCGGTTGGCTCGAAGCCATTGCAACCAACACGCAGCAGAACGTGGTCGGAGGTTTGGACAAGGCGACCTATCGGTCTCAGAACTGGTTCAACAACTTTAAGGACAGCGGCGGAACGCTGTCTCTCTCGCACTTGGACGAACTGTTTATCCAGTGCCAGATCCGCAATCCGAGCGGCGCGTTTCCGGATATCCTCCTGATGTCTCCGAACTGCTTCGCCGCGTTCCAGAACCTTCAGCAGTCGTTTGTCCGATACACTTCGACCAGCGACCGCTCGAGCCTGGACGCGGACATGGTTGGATCTTGGCGCGGAGCTCGAATCTATGTCGAGCCTTCTCTTGGATTTACCGCGGCCGCTCCGGCGAAGGCGGTCTCCGCTTACGCTCTTTCCTCCGACCAGTTCCAGCTCTATGCGGATACGGACGGATTCTTCAACGTCTCAGAGATGCAGCCCGTACCGGGTACTGCGACGGAGGCCGCACAGGTCTTTTGCAGGATGCAGCTCGTTACCGGACACCTCGCCTCTCACGGCGTTCTCATCGATGCGGAGGCTTAGAACATGGCTACTTCTACACTGATTCAGTTTCTTAACGCTGGACAGACCTCGGAGACGATGAACCGTCGACAGGTTGAAACCTTCCTTGCCGGAGGCGCTATCGCCGCCGGAGATTGGATCCAGCCGGATCTCTCGAAGGCTTCCGGCGATGAGATGCTCTATGCGATCGAAGCTGCCGGAGTCGGTACTAAGGGCAATCCAGGCGCTATCGGCGTTGCTCTCACCGCCGCTGCCGCTGGTGATCAGGTTCGCGTTGTCGTCGCGGGCTATGTCGCTTCCGCCTCTGTCGCTGGTGCTACCGTTGCAGGCGACTCGCTGGTCGGACCTATCGGAGTCGCCGGACAGGCCGCTATCGAGGTTCCTGGTACTACGACCGGCGCGGTTTGCGGCTATGCCCTGGACGCCGATACCGCGAACTTCGCTCCGGTTATGGTTGTGAAGCGGTTCTAATCTCCGCGGTCGACATTCGCTCGACCCTTAGCCCGGTCCGGTCCGCTCCGTCCGGACCGGGTTCCTTATTCCCTGGAGTATGGTAATGAACCTCGGAGACCTCCTCGACTTCGTCGGAAACCTCCTCGACTATGATCCGTCGAACACGGTATACCGGAAGCAGCTCGTAAGCCTCTTGAACGATGCACAGTCGCGCCTGTTGACGGATCGACATTGGAACTTTGCAGGTCGAGACAGACGCCTCCAGGTCTGGACAGACATTCCCGCTCAAACCATTACGGTTACAGTCGGCTCCGCACAGTTCACCGGGACATTCCCGGTTTCCGCCTCGACCATTACTCCAGGGTCCGAACTGGCCGGAGCTACGGTCGAGTTTACAGAGGCGAACGGCACTGTTCATCGACATGTCATCGCCTGGATTCAGAACGGAACGACCGGACACTTCCTCCGACCATATCAGGGGACTGTCTCCGGCGCGGTCTCCGCAAAGATTCAGCGCCGCGACGTCGCGCTTCCTTCGGATTCGATGAACGTCCTAAACGTCTCCGATCCGCATGTCGGAGTACCTGCGAAGGCGCTGTTTCTCTCGAAGTGGGAGCGCGAAGACGCGAACCTCGATCCGGAGCTCTTAGGCACGATCGAGGCATACCTTCCGAGCGAAGGCTTCCGCGTCTCCGGTCCTCAGACGACGCGAGGCGTTACCGTCCAGTCCGCGTCCGCTGGTCAAGGCTTACGGACGGTCGACGTCTATATGGTCAACGTCCGGAACCCGAACGCTCAAAACTACCCGACCTATTCCCTGGACGTCTCGAGCGGCTTCGAGTCGGCTTTCTCAAAGGTCGCGACTTTTAGTCTCTCTGATACTCAAACACTACACTTCGCGCCGGAGACGATTCCAAGCAACACCGGTCTATATCGGCGCTACTATTTAACCTGTAGTGAAGCGCATATCCTCGCGCCGGTCCGCGTCCGAAATGCAGACGCGAGCGGAGGCGTCGCCGTCGGAGTCGATACTGTCGCTCCGACTGGAGGCGTAATCCTTAAACCGAATCTTGCGCTTCCTCATCTCTCCGGACAGTCGTTCCAGTCGACCAGCATTCGATACCGCTGGAACCAGTCGAGCGCCTATCGGACCATCCAGCTCTATCCGCATCCAGCCGGAGACCAGCTCGTTAACGTCCGCGCGGTGATCAATCCGGAGCGTATGCAAGAGGACCAGGACGCGCCGCTAGTTCCGGCTTCGTATGCTCAGATTATCGCGTATGCAGCTCTTGAACAGCTAACCTTAAAGGTCGACAATCCCGCTTTATCGGCTGTCTATGCGAGGAAGAAGGACGTTTTATATCGAGGCATGGAGGCGCGCTTCCTTGGACAGGTTCCGCGGCGCATCATTAAAGGTAATCCGACCGCCGGATATCGCTTCACTCGGAACCCATTCGGACCGCTTACCTTCTCATGATCCAAGACAACTATCAAACACCGTTAGCCGGAGGCGTCGCGACCAGGCTTCCGCAAGATCCGCAGAACGCTAATATTTGTCAGAATCTCATTGTCGATAAGTCGACCGGCGGCTGGTCGACGCGCCTTGGATATGAACAGTTTAAGATCGGCGCTTCGAGCTGGTCTCCGTTTCAAAACTGCGGACCGATTTACTCTGTTCACGTTGCGCAAAACCTCGCGAGCGGAGCGCGACAGTCTGTCCTGTTCGAAGAAGGAGGTAACCTCCATCTATTGTACGACTCCGCTGGACTGGTTCAGCTTAAGACCATTCGCAGCGGTCGCAGCGTACCAACTGCGACGGAGTCCGGTTCCTGGTATACAGACACGCCTTATGGGACTGTGATAACCAACGGCGTCGACCGGCCTATCCTGGTCTATCCATGGCCTACTCCGCAAGCTGCGAGCGTACAACCGGAGAACCTCGCGCGTCCGTTCGGATTCGACGGACTACCGGCTCCGGCAGACCCTTTTAAGGTCGTTCCTATGCCGCTAACGAGCGGCGGAACTTACGATCCGAAGGCCGGAGGAGGCGCTGTCACCTTATGGTGTCCGTCCGACCCTTCCGCGATACCGTCCGGCGGACAGTGGGGTCTCGGACTTGCCAACAATAAAAACGGAAGCGATCGAGACAAGTCTTCGATATTTGGCTGGTCTGTCTCGTTTATTACGGACACTGGCTCCGAAGGTCCGACGTCTTCGCTTTCATCTGCGACCTGGTCCATTTTAGGAGAAACTTCCTCCGGAGGCGCGGACGGCTCCGAAGGTTGGAGACATGCGTGTCTGTTAGACATACCAGTCGGACCAGATGGAACCGTCGCGCGGAAGCTGTATCGGACGACGAACTATTCCGACGACTATGTCTTCCAAGGCGATACGACCCTATATTTCTTGGATATTGTCCGAAACAATATCGATACACAGCACTTCGACGCGATAGCGACCGCAGCACTCGGACAACCGGCTCCGGACATTGCCACCGGTCCGCTACCAGCTCCAGCGGCGCGCTTCTCCGCGCTCTATAGCGGCTGTCTATTCCTGGACGGTGGTATCCAGGACGGTCGAACGCTCTATTACTCTGCGGCTGGATTGATCGAGCAGTTCGACGCCGCGAGCTATATCGAGCTCTCCAGTCAGGGCGGAATGATTACCGCTCTGTTCGCTCATTATACGGACCTTCTGGTCTTCAGAGAAAACGGTATCGACATTGTCCGCGGAAGCTATGCGGCTGGATTTACGGTTACGACGCTGTCGCACAGTGTGACCTGTCGCGCGCCTCATTCAATCCAGGCGATTCCAGGACTCGGAGTCGTCTTTCTTGGACAGGACGGAGTCTATGCCATTACGGGCGGACTCGAAGGAGGCGCGGTCTCCGACCTGGTAAACCTCACAGTCGCACAGGACGACCTTATCGAGCGGATAACAGTGGACTGTCACCCGAAGGCCGTCGCGACCTTCGCCGCAGAGCTGCGCGAGTATCAGCTATACGTACCAGCGGACGGAAGCGACCGTCCGTCGCTTGGACTGGTCTTCCATGTCGACCGACTTGGACAGGCGGACCAGTTAGCGCCATGGTCGACGCGCCTTGGATTCCCGGTCGGATCTGTCGCGACCTTATACGACGGCTCTGTAATCTTCGGACACAATGTCGGAAACGAAGCCGGAGGAACGGACTCACAGCGAGGACTGTTCGTCATGAGCTCGAAGCGCGCGCTCGGATCGTCTGTCGTTGGGGATACCATGACAGACGGACCTCCTCCAACTTCGATTTATCGGTCCGCGTGGTGGTCTGGAGGTGATCCGCAAGTTCAAAAGCAGGTCTCCTATGTAACGGTCTGGCTAATGACGACAGGCGGTCCGCTGGTCACTATGCGCCATTATAAAGACTTCTCCTTAACGCCTGTCTTAGAGCGGACCTATACAGCACAACCGCCGGACGCGACCGCGCTTCCGGAACTGGACTCGGTCGTCCTCGGAGCTGGAGACTATCGAACGGAGCGCCTCGTTCCGCTTCGTTTCTCTGTCGCTCACATGTCCGCCGCTTGGTTTTGCTTCGAGCTCGAGACGACAGAGGATATCGTCCTGGTCGGATATGAGTACACCTATACAACGAAGGGAACTCTAATCGTCCAAGGGCCGCGAGCATGAAAAAATGGACAAAGCGCGACGCGACTTCGAAGACGACCGCCTCTCCGGCGGCTGTAAACAATGAACTTCGAGCGTCTCAAAGCTCCATTACAACGCTTGACCGCGACCAGCTCCCCGCGGACGTTGTCGACCAGGCGCGCCTCGAAACTTACGCGCTTCATCGAGTTTATGTCGTAGACAAGTGGGGGACAGGCGAACAGACCTCCGCAGCGGACGCGGCTGTATTGCCTCGAGCCTGGAAGGCTGCAACCTATCAGACGTATAGCGGCGGCTGGTTGCCAGGCGTAAGCGGAACGACAATCACGCTTACAGGCTTTAAAGGCGGACACCTATTCCTTGAATGGACTGGTAATGCTTACGTCTTCGGAGCCATGGCGGACGGCGCTTCTCAGACACATCCAGGCACTCCTCGACATATGCGGCTTCGTATCTTGGTCTCTGGAGTCGTCCTCGCAGAGCGCCGCGGTCCGGCCTATCATGAGTCGTTCCGCATCTTTGGAACCGGTGTTTTTCCTTCCGGAGACTTGTCTGTCCAACTTCAATGGCGATTAGTTGAACCAGGTTCAGACGACCCGATCGAGACCAACAACGTCGGAAATAACAACGTTGTTCAAGGACATCTTTACAGCCAAAAATACTTCGCGATAGGAAGGTTCCGCTAATGTCTCGAATCAACCGTCCGCGCGTCGAAGACGGAGACACAGTCGACGCAACCGACTTAAACTCCAGGTTTACAGACTACAATCAGCCGAACGCCTTAAACGCTTTTAACACGAGAGACGCTGCTTTCGATCTACCACAGTTCGAGAATCCAGGCGCTTCGACCTTCGGATTCCTTGCGAGCTATCAGAACAACGCCGTTATCGGTGCGAACGACTGGAAACATACCTCGATCGTAACTGTTACCGGTGTCTCCTCCGCGCCTCCTCCGGCGGCTCCGTTCATCGTAGGAAACGCCGCCGGAGCTCCGACCCCGATTAGCCTCGGAGCGGCTGGTCTAACCGTCGCGGCTGGAGAAGTCCTCCGCGTCTATTGGGATCTATCCGTCTATCCTCATTGGATTGGTACGCGACCCTGGACGACCGGCGCGAGCGTCGACTTCTATAACTTTGATAAGGGAAGCGGCGTCGCTATGCCGGTTGGAACGAACGCCGCTTGCTGGGTGTTCTGGCTACAGTGGGACATTACATCCAACGCTCTCGCGAACTTTGTCGAGGTTCCAAATCAATCCGACTTCCGCACGGACCTTTACGGAGACGGCTCCGCTTATGGAGGTCAGCTCGCGGACACTATGTCCTCGAGCGTTGTTCCGGCCTATATCGACAGAGCTATTCCTGACGACGGTTTAGTCCCTGCGAACCCGATACAATGTCCGGTCGGATGGAGAGGCGCTTCCGGCGCTTGGTATTATCCGAAGACGTCCGGCTCTCAGACAATCTATGGACTTCGCGTCGTCTTTACTGGTCCCATGTCTCCAAATCACAACACCGTCTCTGGCGCGAATCATTTAATCCATTCGGTCGCCTGGTCGTCTGATAGTCGCCTGTCATATGCAGGCGGATCGATTGACGTTGTGAAGCAGAGGATCGGATAAAATGGCATTCACTCCGCCTGCAACCTTTACGAACGGAACGGTTCTAACGTCCGCGAGCCTGGAGGGTAACTTCCAGGCGCTTCGCGTTTATCTCCATAATGGAATCATTGCCTCCGACCTTGAGGCGTCGCAATGGATAGAGACGCGCCATATTCAGCCGCCAAGGTATGAACCCTTTACAGGAGTTCAGCATGGAGTAAGCGGACACCAAGGAGGTCAATGGAGCGGAGGCGCGACCGCTCGACTAACCTTCGCGACGAAGTACACAACCGGAGGCGGTAAACCAACGACTTCGACAGTCGAGCGTCTACCTGGTACGGCGTTTCAGGTCGAGATTGTCCAGCCGAATAGCATCGTCCTGTTCCATTACTGGTATGAAGCGGAAGTCGGTCCGGATTTCTCGACCGGAGGAGGCCAGGTCGCTACCGCGACCGATCGACTCGTCTGGATCGGTCCGCTGGTTGGTAATACGTCTCTGGTCGAGCGTAGCCGACTGCAACCAGCACAAAACCATCAAACCGGATTCAAGA